GGGGTTGATGCCAGTGCCTGTGCTCACGGCGACCTTTTCGCCGGAGGCGATTTCTGCGGCCGCCAGTCGCATGGCCGTGGCATTGTCTTCCGAGTTCATCTGCAAGCGGGCGTTGACCTCGGTCGCTGTTCGCTCGTTCTCCATGGCTTGGCGCATTTGCTCGGACTGGAACTCTTCGCTGCGCGCCTGCTGCTTGTCGGCCAGCGATGCGGCATCGATCTGTGCCTTTTGCTGATCCATTTGCAGATTCTGCGCGGCCTTTTGCTGCTCCAGTTGCAGGCGGGCTTGATCGGTTTGCGTTTTCTGCTGCAGCGCCATTTGCTGCACTTGCGCGTTGAGCTGCGCAATTTGCATGCTGTTGTCTTGCGGCATCTGAGGTGGCTGGGGGGCAAACTGCTGGGCCATTTGATCGATCTGGGCGAGCTCTTTGGAAAACTGAGCCAGTTGCTGCTCGATGATTTGTTGCACGCGAATGATCACCTTGACCTGCTGCTCTGCGCTGTCCGTGATCAACTGCTCGCGCTCAGCACGCTGCACAGCCTCATGCGCTTGCGTGAGGTAGAAGTTCAACAGGTGATCACGCAAGTGCTGCGCCATCGGGTACAGATAGCTTTTGACGATGGCCGGATTCATGCCAAACATTGGAGACTTCAAAAACGCCAAATGCGTCTGGATGTGCGCCACGTGGTCCTGCTTTGGCAGAACGTAGACGGGGCGGCCCATCGACGCGGCCACGTTTTCGCTCACTGGGTCCACATCATCCTGACCAGGCTGAGGCTGCAAAACATCCTCGGGGCTGAGCTTCAGGTTGCGGATGAACATCTCTTCGACCTTGCGCAGGTCGTACATCTGAGGCATGGCCGCAGCGCGTTGCTGCACCGCCTGCACCTGCGCAAATCGTTGAGCCTCGCTGAAAATAGCGGGGTCGCTGACGGGCACAACATCCAGCGGACCGTCGAAGTCCTCGGGCTTGACGTCGAGGCCGTTTTCCATGGCCGCGATGTCTTCTTCCGTCAAATACGCGCTGTTGATGCGGTGCAGGATGTTGAAAACACGGGCCACAGAGTTGTGCAGGCGTGAATGGATGGAGCTAAACACCACCATGCCCTGCTCAATCAGCGCCAGCGTTGTGCCAACAGGAGCGTTTGCGTTTTGGTCGGACAGCTTCTCAAACGAGGTTTGCACCACGCCCTTGCCTGCATCCACTAAGAATCCAAGCAGCTGGAACAATGTTGGCGATGGCCCGTTAAACGGAATAGGCATGGCCAGCTTGCGAATGTCGTCGACCAGCGCGCCGCCCTCAATCTCGCAAACCTCGGTGGGCTGCAAGTTCAGCGTTTGACCACCAGGGCCGCCCTTGAGTTTGAGCAGCGTTGGGATGTTTTGAATGTGCGCGGAGTCAAGCAAGGCGCGAAGGGCGCCGGTGGCAGCGCCTGACAAGCCGCCAATCATGTGGGTCAGGCCAATCGGGTAAGCGCCGCGCCATGGGACGAAAGCAAACTCGACAATCCAGTCCAGCTCTTTGCGTCGCTTGTCCTCTGGCTCCCAGTTGCGGTACAGCGAGAGCGCCTTGCGCGTGGACTTGTCGATGCTGATAATGTAGGGCTCAACGCCGTCGCCAAAGTCCAAGTGCGTGTAAATCTCAAAGATCGTGCGCAGCCCGTCCTCGTTGTAACTGGTGTCCTCGCGGCCCTCGATCTTGTCGTTGGCCACGGAGGCACGGCTGAACTCGACTTGGTCGGGAGAGCCAAGGTCGACCTCGGTGTACATGCCCGCCTTCATGCGGCGCAGAAACTCGTTTTTGGTGACGTACTGCACGTGCGTCTTACGCTCGGCGGTGTAGAAGTTTGTGGCTGCAAACGGCAAATAAATGTCGTCAATGGCAATGAACTCGGCCGTCGGACGGTTCCACTGCGGAGACCACATGAGCTTCAAGTACTGCCCGCCGCCAAGAGGTAGTTGGGTGGAAAGTTGCTCCAACTCGCCGCGCAGCTCTGGCATTTGCTGCGTTGCCTGCCAGTTCATGAAATCTGTCTTGCGACGAGCCTTCTCCAGCTTCTCGGGCTCAACGGTGCCTAGGATTTTGGACTTCACAGGGCCCGAGGGCGGGAAGATTTCTTTCATGACGCGGGCGCTGAAATCAACGCAAGCCTCAATCAGCATCGGGTGCACAACTTTGTTTGCGCCCGTGAACTGAGCGCCGCCAGGCGCGTCGTCGCCAAGGCCGGTGCGACGCAAGCCCTCTTCGTAGAGCTTGTCGCGCTTTGAGCGTGCGTCTTTGTCGCGCTCGATTTTGTCGAGCAACTCAACAACCGCGGCGCTGAGCATGCCTCGGTCTACCTCGTCGACGATGTTGGCAAAGTGAGCCTTTTTATCGGTCACGTCTTGCTCGTTTTTCATGCGCACAACTGCGCCGCCGTCTGCAGTGTCCTCGACGTCCATCTCTTCGTCTTCGGGCATGGAGACGGTTTCGCCTCGCTGCGCGTCGTCGCTTGGGTTTTCGTCTTCGCCGTCGTTTAAGAGTTGGTCAGCCATGTGATCAGCCTGCGTTCATTGCGTGGAGCTCGCCCACAATATTGTCGATTCTAGCCTCGTCGTAATCGCCTGTGGGGAAATTCGCACCACTTACTTGGCCGCCAGCTGCGTAGCCACGAACTTGGCCGCCACGGGAGAAGCCTTCGGCAGGTGGTGGGCCACCTAAAAAATCGCGCATCTCGTCAAGGCTCATGTAACGCTGAGCGTTTGGTGCTGAATCAACGGCGGTGTTGAAGTTGTCAATTGCCTGCTGAATGTTTCGCTCGGGTGAGACTTTGCCAAGCGCACGAAGCACAGCATTCGGGTCCTGAATGTCAATCAAACCTGTGTTTTGCAAGTCCCCCACCTTGCCAAAGTTCCCCGACCGCACAAAGTCCTGCACGGCTGGCAGGTAGTCTTCCTTCGGGGCTTTGTTGCCTTTGCCTTTGATCTGGACGATGTCTTGAGTTGAAAAAGCAGGGTCGCTCATGATTTGCGCCACACGCTCCAAAGTCTCCATCCCTTTCGGTGGCAGGCCTTCGTCAATCGCAATTTTGGTGGCCTGCTCAACAGTTGGGCGACGTGGCGACACCTCAATCGTCACGTGCGGCTGTCCCTTCTTGTCGCGCAGGCTGTAAATCTTGGAGCGGCCCTCGACTACGTCCGGGCAGTAGCCGCCGACGCAATGGCCCATGGTCTCGCCTTCGTACTTGAGGGCGTCCTCGAGAATTTTGATTGACTCATCGACATCAACCTTGGTTTTTGTGTTGTGCGCGCGAATGGTGTCGTTAACAAAATTATCAAACGCACGAGTGCCTTCCTCAAGGCCTTCATTCCAAGCCATGTCTTCTGCAACCTCTCGAAGTGTTGCATCGTCCACACCCATACCAAGCTCATCAAGCTCTGATCTTTCAACCGTGGCTTTTTTACCAGTGCTTTCAGGCTTGCGCAGCTCCACCCACTTAAATCCCTGCTCAGGGTACTCTTTGACCACCTGCGTGGCCGGGTTCATCGCCCGCGCCATGTCGGCCTCGGCCTTTTGCGCGGCACGCCAATCGTTGATCTTGGCCACGCGCTCGACAGCTTGGGGCACGGTGACTTTTTCTAGGTCTTGGTACTTCAGGCGCAGGTTCGCAGGCAGGCCAGACTCGGGGTTTACCGCGTTGCGCAGCTCGTCGACGAGGTGGTTAAAGCCGAGAGCTTCAAAGTTTGATTGGCGCGGTCCAATGTCATAAACTTTAGTCTCGGGTGGAACTTTCTCTAGCCACGGATTGGATGCAAGTTCTTTTGTTTTTGCCAAGTACCCAGCAGTCACATCTGGATATATGGCCATGTCGCTTGCAGCCTCCCAACGCTGGGCCGCTTCGGACTGACCAATCCCCTCGGCAGGAAAGCCAGCAGCTTCTCGACGAGGGGCAATAGTATCGCCAAAGTACGTGTTCAAAGGCGCAACTTCTGCATGCGTAATACCTCGTTCGGCCAGCGCGCGCAGCGGGTCCTCCGGTGTAGCCATCTCGTTTCGGACATACTTGCCCAGCTTGGTTTCGAGCCAGCGGTTCATGGCCGCCTCTGGCAGTTGACGCGCCCGCACGCTTTCGGAGACATCAACGCCCGCCCGCTCGGCCAAGTTTTGAAGCCCGGTTTCGTTGAGCACCGTTTGCTGCATGGGGTTCACAGCCCGCTCCACGCTCCCCGCCAGCCAGTTGCCGCCCTTTGGCTTCACCACATTCACAGCGGGAACGCCCGAGGCCATAGCAAAGTCACGCCCAGCGCGCGACACCGCCGACGGCAGCGCAGCAACGGCGCGCAGCGGGGAGCCGGGGCCGGTGTAGAAACCGCCGCCAAGCTGGCCAGCCGTGGTAAACGCACGGCCCGTTGGCGTCTGGTTCAAATCTCGCATCGGCAGGCGGCGCTCAACGTCCTCGGACGTGGGCAGCACGGTTTTCTCTGACAGGCCTGGCAGCATGCGAATGAACGACTCAATGTCGCCGGGAGCGCCAAGCACGCCGGACACCGCGCCGCGCAGAGCGGACAACGGAGCGTCGGCAGCGGCACGGCGGTCCTGCTGAGACTCAGGGCGGCGACCAGCGGAGCGGTAGCCGATAAATGGGCGGTTCAACTCGTCCGCATCAACCTCGCCGCCCTTGGCCTTGCTTATCCAAGGGCGCCCTTCGGTTCGGGTCGTCGCAGCGCGCTCGGCAGCCTGTTGAACAAGATCTTCAAGCTCTTGTTGTGATTTTGCGCGCCCAGCCATTTCGATGCCGAGCGCGTTGTTGTGCATGTCTTGCCTGAAGTCCGGTGGCATCTCGCCACGGCTCATCAGCATCATCAAAGCGCGAAGTGTGGAGTACTCGTGCGCCTTGCCCGCTAAATCGGCGACCGTTGGACCATACTTGCGGGCCATGGTGCCAGCGGCCAGCATGTGACGCGCCGCGTCTTGCCGGTCATCAGTACCAACTTGGCCGGGATACATTTCGCGAGCAACGCTGCTGGAGTAAGGCGAAACAGAAAAAATAGATGGGGTGTCTTTAGGCATGATTTACCACTTCGTTTTGTTTTTTCCAGTAGCCGCGAGGCATCCTGTTTTGGGCTTGCTGGGCAACTGTTGCCCATCTTACGTTCTCTGGTTCGTAATGTCCAAGGGGATCAATTCTGTCAAGCGTGTGATTTTCTGGCCGAATACCTATGCAGGCAATCAATTCTTGAAGCGAACCAAATTTGAACTCAACCTTGGCGTAGCACGCATGATGCTTTTCACCCATCTTGCAGCGCTGTTTTGCCTTGTAATAACTGGCCTGTGTTCGCGCAAGGTCTGGATTATTCTTGACGCCAGTGCCTTTGCGCGGGTGGTCGCGTCCATCGAAGCGCGCGCGGTTTTGGCATGGCTTGCAAATCAAGGGTTTTTCTTGCTTGATTAATCTTGCAATGACGTCAGACCGAACCATTCGTTTTTCCCCGCATTTTGGGCATTGCACCTCGTGCTTTAGATTTCCATTTGGCATACGTTGCTCCTTTGGTGCATTGTAATACCATTTGGGATGATTCACCACTTAACGCGGTCACTCCAGTACGCCGCACTTGACGGCCCCTTGGCGATGTTTTCACCGTGGCGCGCTTTGAACGACGCCCGCTTGTCCTTCATGGCCTGCGACTCGCCCGCCTTGGGCTTGCCAGCCGTCTTGGCACCTTGCTCGCCAAAGCGGATCACCTTCTCGGTGCCGTCGTAGCAGGCTTTGACCACATGGGACTTCTTGGGGTGGTCTGGCGTGCGCTTTGGCTGGTTGCACGCCATCTCGGACTTCTTGACCGGCCGCGTCACTTTGACTTCCTTGCCGCGCGCATGTTGTCGACCAGATTGGGGTACGGGCGTCCTGCGCTTTCAGCCGCGCGCTTGGCGCTGGTTTTGGCGGATGACGACAGCGCCTTGGGCTTGCCCAGATTTTTGGGGCGGCTTTTTTCCCAGATGGGTTTGGACTTAGGCGGCATAAGGGTTCGACCTTTCCTTTTTGTACTTCCTTGGCTCGTCAACATCGCTTGCTTGCGGGAGTTCAAACCAACCGTCGTTTTTCAGATAAATAATTGCTTGCGTGAAAGTGTCCACGTAATCATCGTGCTCTGCGACAGGAAACTTGGCGATCTGTTTCAGAAATGTAGCTGCCCAACTGACCGGTTGGCCGGGGTTTTTGGAGGACTCAGGAATCCACAACAAACCCAGCTCCAGCGTTGGCGCCGCTTGGTGCGCCCTTGACACCTTGTCCGCTTGTCCCGGATTGTAGCCAACGGCAGGGACTTTTGCCAACCGCAAGTCCTGCAGCAGCGACTGCCCCGACGCCTTGGCCTCAACCAGCAAACGGTCCGGCCGTCTGCCCTTGGTTGGCATACCCGCCTTCGCAGACTTGTCCGCCCCGTACTCGCTGGTCCAGTCTCGGATGACGCGGGCGCGCAGGTCGGGGTAGGACAAGTGCTCGTCCCACGCGTCCAGCAACATCGCGTTTCGCTCACCACGGTGCGTGAACACCCCCCAAACGGTGCAGGCCGTCGGGTCGCCCGTAGTGCGCTCGGTGAACGCCGTGTCGTAGCTTTGCAGGATGTATTCAAACTGCGGCAAACGAATCGCCGCTTGCCAAAGCTGAAAGTGGCTCGTGGCCAATATGCCGCCCTCGGTGGGCGATGGGTCCTGCTGGAGCTGGCCCGATGAGCCGTAGGTGCCCAGCAGTTGCTTGAGCTTGGTGATCTCGGCCTCGCCAAAACGGTCGGGGCAGATCAGCTCGCCCTTGACCGTGCGCGGGTCGTAGGGGCCAAGGACCGTGCGGCGCTTTTTACCGTCCCACTCAGCGGGGATGCAGATGTGCTCCCAGCCGCCAATGTCCTCAAGGATGTGGCCGCTGATGTCCTTTTCGTGCAGGCGCTGCATGACGGTGACCATGGCGTCGGTCTTGGGGTTGTTCAGTCGGGTGGACCAGACCATGTCGAACCACTCCAGCGCGGTCTCACGCATCGTGTCGGACTGAGCGTCCTGCGCGCCGTGCGGGTCGTCGAGGATTAAGCGCGAGCCACCCTCGCCCGTTGCGGTACCGCCCACCGAGGTGGCAATCCGATATCCGGTGCGATCGTTCTCGAAGCGCTGCTTGGCGTTTTGGTCGCCCGAGAGCTCGAACATGTGGCCAAAGCGATCTTGGTACCAAGGCGACTGGATCAAGCGGCGGGCCTTCAAGTTGTCGCGAATGGACAGCGTGCCCGAGTAGGACGCGGCCAGAAACTTCTGCTCTGGCTGCGCAATCCACTCCCAAGCGCACCAAGCAACGGAGACGATGGTGGACTTGGAGTGCCGCGGCGGGATGTTGATCAGCAGCCGATGAATGTCGCCGCAGCTCACCGCCTCCAAGTGCTCGCAGATCTCCTCAATGTGCCAGCTCGGGACGAAGGGGACGCCAGGCTCCATGACGGGCCAAGACTGCTTCACGAACTCGTAAAGCGAAGCGCCCGCTCTGCGGCGGGCCTGCTCCTTGGCGATCATGTCCAGCATGACGATGGGCGAGACGCGGGTGCTCATTGGATGCGAATTTCTCCGCGCACGAGCTTGTCGCGCTGGTCCATGGCGTTGTGCAGCATCACCTCGGGGTCGTCGTCGTGTGGCTTAGGGCGGCACCAGCAGGCGCAACTCGCCTCGTGATCACGCCAATCGCCAAGCGGGATGATGTGGCAAAACACCGCCTCATCATCGGGGTGATGCGCTGTTGCAGTCATGCGGCGTTGATCGCCTCTTGCAGCAGGCGCACGGCGTCGTGCTGGGCGTTGACCAGCCGCTGATCGGCGTGGCCCGTCCCGCTCATGGCCTCAGCCTGCGCTTGGCACTGCACTGCAAACGTGTCCAGCAACGAAGTGATGCGGGCGCGCTCAAAGGCGATCATGTCCTCGCCGTGCTGGCGCACCAAGTCCTCGGGGAACAAGGCTTGAAAGCGGCCGTCGTGGT